AGCCTACAGTCAAGAATCACGAAATTATCTGGGAAGCACCTAACGTTGTACGTTTAGGTAAAGACTTGTTGTATCAAGTTTCTAACACTGGAACACTTAAAGGTTATCAGTGGATGAAGAACATTGTAGAAAAGCGTGGCTACAAACTACACTTGGCTGAAGGCTTTTACTTCTTTGCACATTTTGATTCAACAGTTATTCCACTGCGTCCAGGTTTGGTTATGTTTAATGGTGCAAGATTGCGTGAAGATCATTACCCACAGATTTTCAAAGACTGGGATAAAATCTGGATCACTCCAGATATGATGTATACTGCACCTACAGAATTGCCCGGAGGTATTCCTCCTTGCAGTCCTTGGATCGGTATGAACATGCTGAGTGTTAATCCTAATCTTGTTATCATTGACAAAGATCAAGATGTCATACGCAGAGTGTTAGACAAGCACGGTATCGAAACTATTGGCTTGCCGCAACGTCAAGCACGTACAATGAGTGGCGGCTTCCATTGCCAAACACTAGATGTCAAGCGTAAAGGCAGTTTGGAGAGTTATTTTGAGTAACTTTAATTATAAAGTAAATTACCCAACTGTATTAGGTGGAACTGGTACTACACTTGTGTCAAACGGCACTGTTACTTCCGGTGCTAGTTGGACTAGTTCAAGTACAAACTTTACTAATTCAAATGGCAAAGCCGTAATGACTATGCCCTACGGTGAGAATAAAGTTGTTTTGGAAAAAGATGCGGCATTAGAAGTCAAAGGTAAAGTTGTTATCAATGGCATTGATTTAGAAGAACGGCTAAAGACCATAGAAAAAGTCTTGATGATTCCTGAAAGAGATGCTACAATGGAGGCTAAGTATCCATCGCTAAAGAAAAAGTACGATGAATACGTAAACGCATTGGCCAAGTATAGAACATTTGAAGCAATAAAAGGAGATAGTAATGGAACTTCATGAATCAGTGGCGCACACACGCAAAGAAATGACTATTAAAGAAAGCAGTGGCTTTCGTCTTCGCTTAGTTAAGCACGAAGTAATCAGTCCTAAAGGATTGTTTAGTGTTGACCTAATCAACGAAGGTCTTAAAGAAGATGGCACAGTTAATCAATCTAGTGTCTACAACTTCTTCATGACTAAAGAAGAATTGCAAGCATTAGCACACGGATTGACAGCATGAAGAAAGTTTACGTAAGTTGGAATGATGTACAGCGTCAGGTCCAAGAGTTAATTCGCCAGATGTGGATTGATGGCTGGACTCCCGACTACGTAGTAGGTATTACTAGGGGCGGGCTTACACCAGCCAACCTTATTAGCCAATACCTCGGACGTCCTATGGAAGCATTAAAGGTCAGTTTGCGTGACGAAAATTCTGCTCCCGAATCTAACATGTGGATGGCCGAAGATGCATTTAACGGTAAGAAGATTCTTATCGTAGATGACATCAACGACAGTGGTGCTACACTGAGTTGGATCAAAGAAGACTGGCCCAGTGGATGTTATCCCAACGACAGTAAATGGCAAGACATTTGGAATAACAATGTTCGTGTTGCTGTACTCTACAACAATGAAGTTAGCAAAAGCACATTAGAAATTGACTATGCCGCCGAAGTCATTAACAAGTTTAATGATCCACAATGGATTGTTTTCCCTTGGGAAGAATGGTGGCGTAAATGGAATCCGGAGGAACAACACTATGACTGATCTCGAACAAGCATTAAACGAAGGTCGTGCAGTATGGACTGACCTTGCACATAAAACAGACAGCGTATGGGTATTCTATGACAAATATCCAGTAACAGAAGGACACTTGCTGTTCGTACCAGCATATGAAAACTACGCCTGTGTTATGAAATGCTACGAAGCCGCATACAGTATGGGCATGGAAGGTGTCATTGCCGAACAATGGGATGGATTTAATGTTGGACAAAACTTTGGGGAAAGTGCTGGACAAACTGTAATGTATCCGCATATACATATGATTCCAAGACGCAAAGGCGATATAGAAGATCCACGTGGAGGAGTAAGGCATGTCATTCCTGAAAAAGGAAACTACCGAAAAGCAGTTTGACCATCACGTTCTAGTAGAATGGCACAGTCAAGGAAACTTATGGTGGAATGAAACTTGTGCTATGGTACTAGAAGTGTTTGGACTGCCAGGAGACAGATTTGTATATATTCCACGTGAAGACTGTATGGTGTTTAAATTTGCTACAGAAAAAGACGAAAAACTTTGTCGTATCTTATTAAGTGAAAGACTATAATGGAAATTTTAATTGTACTAACCTTGCTGGTAACAAAACATTGTATTGTAGACTTTCCACTACAAACAAAATTTCAATACAGTAACAAAGGTACCTACGGACATCTTGGAGGCATATTACATGCCGGCTTGCATGGACTAGGCACATATCTGTGTCTATTTGCATTTACTCCTATTGCCGTTTGGATGGCATTTGTCGATGCTGTTGTCCACTATCACATTGACTGGGCTAAGATGAATCTAAATAGTCGTTTAGGTTGGGGAGCAAACACACACGAACAGTTTTGGTGGTTGCTAGGCTTGGACCAATATCTTCATTACATAACTTATATCGGACTCACTGCATGGGCGTTTGGCGTAATTTCTTAATTGTACTAGCACTATTCATATGTGTCGCTATTCTTGTGAACAGCGACTTTGGTGCGAATGGACGATACTATGATTGCAGAGATGCACATTGGATGCCTGACGTTCCTATGGAAGTCAAACGGCAATGTGCAGAACTATTCTACCAAGAATGGAAGCGCAAGCAGGAAGAAGAACGTGAAAGAAAGACTATAAGAACATGATTTACTTTGGATTTAACATTGCCAATCCCTGGTGCAAGCGTTGGGAAAATACTTGGAACTGGATTGCTAATCCGTTTAAGAACAAGTATCTTGAACTAGAAGTGTTTAAGGATAACACTGTCTTATCGTTTAGTTTTCGATGGGCTATTAGACAAAGCCACGCAGGTGTTATGATTGATATGGGCCTACTAGGTTATAGTTTCCTTTTCAACTTCTATGACAATCGTCATTGGAATAGTGAAGAAGGACGTTGGATGATTTATGACGAAGAAAACGGTAATCATTAATTTGACAAAAACCTAAATAAACCTATATACTAACACATAGACATCCTCGTCTATAACTCGGAGAATTATAATTGACAAAAGAATTTACACTAGACCCTGTTATTAACACAGACGTTAATAAAGAATTTAAACAAGACGAATACGTTCCTTTAAAGAAAGAAGTATACGTCAAGGCCGCAGATGCAATGTCTGACAAAGGCTATGAAGAAGCATATCTAGCAGATGTAATTCGTACAAAAATGAAACGTGACAATAAACGTTTCTGGGCAGGCGATAACATCAGCGACTATGTCAAAGAAGAAGATATTCCTAAATTAATTGACGAAGCAACAGAAGCATTTGAAACTGTTTTAGATCGTTTGCTCATTGACAGAGAAAATGATCCTAATAGTCATGGCACAGCACGTCGACTGGCTAAGATGTACTTTAACGAAATAATGAGTGGTAGATATGATCCAGCACCAGATGCAACGGCTTTTCCAAATGACTCGCAAGATCGATATGAAGGAATGCTTGTGGTGCGTAGTGAGTTACGTAGTATGTGTAGTCATCACCACCAACCTGTCAGTGGCGTTGCTTATATCGGGATTATTGCCGCTCAAAAACTCATTGGCCTTAGCAAGTATACTCGCATTGCTCAGTGGTGTGCTCGTCGTGGCACATTACAGGAAGAACTTGCTAATGACATTGCCAAAGAAATTATGAAGGCAACAGATGCCAAAGATGTGGGCGTTTATGTACAGGCTGTACATGGATGCTGTGAGAATCGTGGCATCATGGCACATAGTTCATTGACACAAACTACTGTACTCAAAGGTGCGTTCAAAGACGACATGGGTACAAAGAAAGAGTTTTTTGATAATATTAAACTACAACAAGACTTTGCTCCGAGGTAATTATGGTAGCAAGAAATGATATTACCGGTGATGCTATTCAAACAAAAGGCAATTCCAATTCATATCGAGACAATTACGATTTAATTTTTAGAAAAGGTAAAGACATGCAAGTAAGAGTAAAAGAAAACGCAGACGAGATTGGTAAGTGTGGCTGTGGTCGTAGCCCAACAGGCAAATGTATTGGCTGGCACGGTCTTAGTGAAGAGCAATTCAAAGATGCTCTTGAAAAGTACATGACTAATCAACAAGATACAAAAGGTGACCCTGTATGAAATTCCTTGACAAGTGGCTTTATGGTAAAGTCCGCGACATGTGGGATAATAGATACAAATATGAAGAAGGACAAAAAATGAATACATTATCTGCAGGACTTGCAGTTGAACGTAGCAGGGCAGAGGGCGAAGGACGTATTACATTTGAATTAAGCACAGCAGTAGGTGGTAAGATTCTTAATGTACGTCACTATGATGATCGTAAAGACCGACACGACAGTCAAACTTATGTCATTCCAAGTGGTGAGGATGTAGGCGAACGTGTTGCCAAAATTATCAATCTGGAATTATTTAAACAATGAGTAAACTTAAAGTCGCAGAACTGTTTTACAGTATCCAAGGTGAAGGACGCTACATGGGCGTCCCGTCTGTGTTTCTACGCACATTCGGTTGTAACTTTAAATGTCAAGGATTTGGCATGCCACGAGGAGAGTTAAGTAATGAAGTGGAAGATATTGCAGAAGTGCTCCACATGTTTAACAAATATGAAGAACTTCCACTTGTATCTACTGGATGCGATTCATACGCTAGTTGGGATCCTCGTTTTAAACATCTTAGTCCTTTGCTTGATACCTCTGCGGTGGCTGATGTTATTTGTGATATATTGCCTCACAAAACTTGGAAAGATGAACATCTAGTTATTACAGGTGGCGAACCTTTACTAGGTTGGCAACGTGCTTACCCAGATTTGCTGAGTCATCCTAAGATGGCAGGCTTAAAAGAAATTACATTTGAAACTAACGGAACTCAGGAACTGAGTGAAGATTTTATAGAGTATCTAGTTCAATGGCAAATGCCCAATGTTGATTTCGACAGAGAGGTTACATTTAGTGTAAGTGCTAAACTTCCATGTAGTGGCGAAAAGTGGGAAGATGCTATTAAGCCAGAGATTGTTTGCAGATACGAAGATGTCGGCACAGCATACTTGAAGTTTGTTATTGCCACTGAACAAGACTTTGCTGATGCTGAATGTGCTATTGCCGCATATCGTTCCGCAGGATTCAAAGGTCATGTTTACCTAATGCCCGTAGGTGGTGTGGAAAGTGTCTATGCTCTTAACAATCGTCGTGTTGCGGAACTGGCGATGAAGAATGGCTTACGCTATAGTGATAGACTGCAAGTTCCGCTATTTAAAAATGAGTGGGGAACATAATGAAAGAATGGTTAAAGAAAGTCACAGGCATTAAACGTCTGGAAGAAGAAAAAGAAAAACTTAACATCGAAGCGGCTTTGGCTAAGGCAAGAGCAGAAGCAGCCAAAAAAGAAGAAGAGTTAGCAAAATTAACACCAAAAGAACGTGCAAACGCACTTGGTGAGCCATATATTGCTGTTTTGGATACACACATCAATAAAGAAAACCTACGCAACGGTTTTCTTGAACTTGACTGGAACGATGCTTTTGTGTTACAATTGAAACAACAAGGATATGGCTTTGACGGTGATCCAGACGAAGAGATCGTAGATCGTTGGTTTAGAACATTGTGCAAAGACATTGCCGGAGAAGAAGGTGTTGATATGACTGACCGCGGTGCTGGTTATATCAATGTTAAGAAAATTGCTGAAGGTAAATCGGAAGTTTCATGACATATATTTTAGTTGATACTGCTAATACATTTTTTCGTGCAAGACACGTAATTAAGGGCGATGCCGATATTAAACTTGGCATGGCGTTTCATATTACACTAAACAGTATCAAAAAAGCATGGCAAGACTTTGAAGGCAGTCATGTTGTATTCTGTCTCGAAGGTCGTTCGTGGCGTAAGGATCACTATGCTCCTTATAAGCGTAACCGCAGTGATGCTCGTGCGGCACTTACTCCTAAAGAACAAGAAGAAGATCAACTGTTCTGGGAAAGTTTTGACAAGTTCAAAGATTTCATTATTGAAAAGACTAACTGTACTGTATTACAGCACGGTGAATTAGAAGCAGACGATTTGATTGCGGGCTGGATACAAAGTCATCCAGAATCTAAGCACGTAATCATTTCAACTGACAGCGATTTTGTACAATTAATCAGTCCTACAGTGAGTCAATATAATGGTGTTATGGAACATCATATTACTCACGAAGGTATCTTTGACAAGAAAGGTAAACTGGTCATTGATAACAAAACTAAAGAACCTAAAGCAATTCCAGATCCGCAATGGCTATTATTTGAAAAATGTATCCGTGGCGATACCAG